TGATGCGTGCTCAGGCCGGATAACAAAGAGCACATCCTGAAAGATTGCTGCTGTTTCGCACGGGTAATGGATTTTCTTGACGTATTCACGTGTCATGCTGCCTCCTCTCTGGTTTTGATTAACTCGCGCATTAACGCCCTGTAGTGCATGCGTATGCTCTTCAGTTCTTCGCGGGTGTATCGGTGTGGGGTGTTGTTGTTTTCGAGCGCCTCGACGCGTTCAGGGCCGATTTTCACGACCAGCGCAGCACGGTATGGAATGGCGTTACTTGATAGCTCGGCATTGCACCGGTGACATTGTTTATGAATATTGTCTTCGTTGTATCTGAGGTGTGACGCTGCGCCTCTTGACCTGAAATGACCGGCTTCCCACTGAACGGTTACCCATGTTCCGCAACTGATACACGGTAAATCCCTGTCTCTTTCCCGGATGTAGTCGTTAACCACACGCTGGGTTGCATCCTCCCAGTGCTTTAATGGCTTAACATCGGCTTTGCGCTTATTCCAGGCGGCGCGTTCGGCTTTCTCCTGCTGCTTTTGCTTGCGGCTGGATAGTTGCTTTGCGAGCTGGAGTGCGCATTTGGGGGAGCAGACTGTTTGTGTGGTAGTGCGGGGATAAACTTTTCAGGGCAGCATTTGCATTT